CATTCTAGCGGAGATAGCTGCCTACCAGCAGCATTTTTAAACAAAGCCACTGTAAATTTAAGAAGGTCGTCAAGAGGCGCTGGCCCAGACGATCTACCGCCAAACGTCTTTAAACGCGCTCCAGCGGGGCGTAGACGCGATAAGTCCCATTTTGGCACCTGACCTGCGTACAGACAGGCAATTAGCTCACGAAGGCCCCTAGCCCATCCTGCCTTACTATCCTGTACAACTATGGTTGTTTCTGTAGGTTCAAAGTGTTCGTTTACACTAGGCAGACTTTCTGTGTATCTTCTCTCTGCAGAGAACCCTACACCAGTGCCGCACATGAGAACATAAAGTATCTCATCAAATGAACGTGGTGAGTCTACAGGAATGTATGAACAGTTGTAGCCCGATGTATGGTCACGTTCTAGGGCTAGCCCTGCAGTCATTAGCGCCCTCATTGATGGCATAATCTGCAGACTAAGCACAGCCTCTTCAAGCTCCTGCCTGTTAGGTATCTTGTGACCATGCCTCTCCATCAGATGATGGGACATAAAATCAAAGTAACGCTCAACCGTTTCCGGCCAAGTCTCACGCCTATCCCCTAACCAACGCGCATACCGGGATAGATGAATAAACTCTTGGTAGTCTGTTGGGAAATAATTATTTTTCATTTTCTCTCTGCTCGCTAACTAATCGTTGTAGATACCACTGTGACTTCATCAAGTCCTTGAGAGGCATCCCCTTATGTTTGTACCGGCACACATACTTCAGTATGTTTCCTTTTAGGTAGCCGCTAAACTCTTCCTCTGTAAGAGACTCCTTGATCATGTCTATAGTCTCTATACCATTTTGTGTGTAGTGTGACGGACTGTTCACAGACTTGGTTAATTCAGCTAGATACTTTTTCTCATTCGGCATCAGTTGTCCTCGCTAAACTTAACTTTAATAACATTATCATATACTTCTTCTACTACTAGACTCTTAGAATCTCTTTTGTCTTTTGACTTATCAACTATCTGTTCCATAGTTGCTTCATGTCCTAGCTGCATAAGATAGTCATAATCAGACTCAAGTAGACTAAGCATACCCTGCTGCAGAATATGCGCGGCAGATACGTCCTCAACCTCTGACGTATCATATGCTCTGACGTTCACTTTGTCAAATCCCTCTGGATCAAAGACAATGTACAGTCTATCTTTGGCTAAAAAGAATGTCTCTTCTTCTATCCTGTCTCTCATCTCATCATCTATGAGATCATCTTCCGGCTCAAAAGTAAAACCATCATCATTCATCAAACCACTCCACAGGTAACTTTTTATGCGCCCAATCAAAACCGTGGCGCTCTGCCCAATCTGCATGTGTAGTCTTTGAGCCTTTGTATATTTTTTTATTGGCATTTGCAAAGAAGAACTTCACTTCAAAATCAGGATTCTGCTTCTTAACAAGCAAGTGCTTTACTCTGTCTTGCTGTGTTAGTCGCCCCTTAACCTCAATGTACATATCGTTTCTGGGTATGTAGAAGTCAGGTATGTATACGCTAGGCTCACGCTGATAGGGTATCTTATCAGGCTCGAACTCAAAATCAATACCCCTGCGGCCAAGGGCTACAGCTACTTCAGCTTCAAACTTTGATCTAAAACGCATAATAATCAAACTTATCTTTGTTGTCTGGGTTAGTATTCACTACTTCAATATACCCTCTGTCTAAATCTTTCTGCACATACTCCGGCGATGTTTCTTTAACTATAGAGAATGTTCTTGAGGGGAACACGACTAATCTACCGGCTCTTAGAAATGAACGTATTTCATGAAAGCAACGTGCCATCATCAAAGAACCCTTATAGTTAAAGTCTTCGGCAGACCAAGCTCCGTCATTCGACATGCTCTTTCTATATATAACTTTAAGCTTACTTCCTTCAGGCAAAGACTTGACTAATAGAGCTTCTGTATGTGTACTGTCTTCTTTCTGAGTGTCAAAGTATACAAAAGCTGCTCTATCATTATACATAGTCTCAAACTCGGTAATCTTCTCTGTAAGATATAGAGGCATCAGATTTCATCCTTTACATGCTTTGTGTACCACACGCGGGGTTTGGTATTTGCTGTAGAAGTTACTTTCTGCTTGTAAGCAGCATCGGGCCAGCAGTGCATCTTAAAGCCACAGTAGCCACACGTTCTATCCATTAGCCGGTTGCCTGTTCTTTTAATAGAACCTGTAGCCTTGTCCTTATAAGTCTCAGGCTCATCAGAGAAAGAACGCTCAAACTTCTCTTTACCAAGAACACTGCGTATGTTTTTATCGGCTAATTGTAGTGCGGCCTGTCTGTCCTCTTCATGTACCAGCGGCGTCTCGCACACCGCCCACTCACCTGTAGCCTTGTTGATAGCTATCCAGCCACCGAAGGTAGAGCCAGCAGCTTCTGCGTACAGGTAGCCCTGCGGCACGTAGCCAAACACATCGTCCTTCTTGATGTTGTTGTACCCACGATTAGCCGCGAACTTCATAGAGAACGCTCCGGGTGCAGCACTCTTTATGTCATATATCTTATCATCTATCTTTACATCATACGTGCCGTTAAGAGTAGTGCCTCCTATCTCTAGGCTAACACTCTCCTGCTCACTCTGTATATCTATACCCGCGCCTTTCATAACTGTAACAGCTATCGCTTCTATGATATCTCCAAACAGAAATTTCATAACCAGAGTATAGTCTACATCTTCTTCTATGTCATCTCTTGCGGATAACTTCTGCTGACATAGGGGCTTGCCCACACCAGACATACGCACTTTTGAACCACGCTTTTCACTGAACTGACGTTCAATGGCGGAGCCACACATCTCCTTAAACTCATTGATAAGGTGAGGGGGAAGACCTTCGCCTTCACCCCTCGACGCTTTCTCTAGGAAATGCTGTACTTTATGTAACAGCATAGAGGTCATTAGATAGCCTCTGCATTTTCCAACGCTTTTGCTACATCAAGATCATCCATAGCAAGCACGTTTTCCTTGCGCTCATTGTACTGTTTAAGTACACGCTCGTTCCACCTCTCAATGTCTTTCATAAAGGTGTTGAGAGTTTCTACATCTTCATCCACAATCTTTACAGGCTGTGGCTTATCAAAGGCAGGAACGTAGTATACAATGCCACCATTCTTATTACGCTTAGTAGCAATGTTTACCTTCTGACCAAAGATAATCTTATTGGATGGCACCTCACGAATGTAGTTAGCCACCGGCATAAACGCAGAGCCACGGGCTGACCAAATGAAGGGAGTACCCTTGAGGTCAACCTTATCGCCAGCGTTGTCTGTAGACTCTTTAGCGCCAGTAATTAGCCCGTACACAACCTGCGTACACTTAATACTCTTCTGCTTGGCGTGTTCAAGCGAGTTAGTTGAAAGACCTTCAACCTCTTGCTTACTCAGCTTACCACACTTCATACCGCCGCTTGTATCAGGAAAGTCATCACTCAGCGACGGTGCAAGAACAGTTCTGATAGAGTCTTCAGGAGACTGTTGGTTCCACAGGTCATACGAGTAGTAGCGTACAAACATCCGCACACTAATCTCTTTAGAGTATACAGTGTTGTTGTCCAAGCGAACACGGAAGCTGCCTTTTGGTAGCGGCTCACCGTCATCGTTCTCGCTCTGCTGTTCAATGGCTAGTCGGGGTAGTCCCTGCTGTGTTGCGGGGCGGTTATCCGTCTGACCAATCATGGCTGCGATCTTAGCCATGTTCTCTTCGTTCAGGTCGTCCATAGTAATCATATCGCTCATGCGGCTATCTCCTCTAGGTTAAGCCAATCTGTTCCTATCTTGAGTTCTATCTCAATAGGCATATCAAAGTCAATACCAAACTCTCTACCACATTCTTCAGGTATACACAACATACTCCTTCTCAGTAGTTCAATCATCCAATCTTTCTCGTCGGGGTGAACATCCATGATTATCGAATCGTGGACTGTGTTAATTATTTTACTTTGGGGAACAGGGCTTACCATTGCCCTCAAAGACTTGTGAAGCCTGATGAGTGCTAGCGGTAACAGGTCTGCTGTGGCAAACCCCTGCACCGGGTAATTCTTTATAGACGTTGCTCCTACGGTTGTACCATATCTTGTATACTTTGCATAGGGAAAATTGTACTCTCTACCAGACGGAAGAACAACTCTCTTGGTGGTCACTGCTTCATCCTGCAGTTTGTCATGCCACTCCGTTACTCCTTGGTACTTGTTTCGGAAGGCAGAGTAGTAGGCCATCTCACGATTAGTCCCAAGCACTCCACCGTACAGCGGCTTGAAGGTATGCGCCTTTGCATCCTGCCTACTCACGCCCATAATCTCAGCCGTGTAGGAGTGAACGTCAAAGCCGCTCTTTACCTCATCATAGATTACAGGGTCTTGTGAAAGATACCCTGCTACACGAAACTCTAGCTGTGAGTAGTCACCTTCTAGGATGTAGCCGCCTTCGTACCGAGATACAATGGCTTCTCTGGCAGGAAAGGTTGTACCTCTTGGCATA